TGTATATTCTTGTGTTGGGAACTCTTGTCCGATAATATCAAATATAACGTTTACTTCAAACTCATTATTATCTGGTCTAGGGAAGACCTCAACTCTTACATTATCAACTCTTGGTTCAAAGTTTGAAATTGAAACTTCAATCTGACTTTGAATTACTGAAGCAGTACCAAAGTCAACGAAATCAAAAAGACTTCCAGTGACATCGGACCCAAACAGTGGGTTGAAAAATCGCTCAGTTGGAATTGTCTGAACGATATTTCTAACAGATCGACGTATTGCGCTCTCGTTCTTAAGTACTTGTAAGTCCTTTGTCACTGGATGTGGGTCAAAGGATAAACTGATATCTTTAAATGACCTGGATATCCTTTGAACTGTCATCGGATGAAAGATTTTATTTAGTTATTTATAGGTCTAGTGCCACCTTTCAACAAAATCATCAAAACCATCCTTTCCTCCACAATGTTTTGACATTCTATCTGCAGGAACTTTATATTTCTGGTTCAAATCATCGTGCATCACTTCAGAAAGAATTCTCTCTTCAGGATCAGATTGATTTTCTCTAGGTAGCGACCAATAATCAGAAGTAAGTGAAGTTGTTCCCCACATACTTTTCATATAATCAGTGTTTCTATCGACAGGTGATTGTCCCATTTTTGCTCCGATCGGTTTAATCAGAACTTTTATAGGGGTTGCTATCCCTGAACTTTATTTATTTCTGCTCACTAATCTATTATCACCAACAAAGTAAACACCACCAAACTCAGGACAATCTATTTCATTGATAAACGATAGTGCATTATCCTTTGTTTGAATCAGCGGTTTACCAGCCAAATTGAAACTGGTGTTCAATAGAATAGGTGACCCTGTTCTCTTGTAGTATTTTAACAGGAGATCATATAGGAAACCATTCTTTTTAGAAACTGTTTGAATTCTACATGTCTTATCTACATGAACAATCGCAGGTACGGCATTCTCTACACCGTCTTTGCAGTCAAAATTAAGTGTCATATACTCAGATTTTGTCAAACCCATGGTATGAAAGTACTCTTCAAAGAATGCCTCTAAAATAATTCCTGCAAATGGTCTATACCACTCTCTATTTTTTAGTTTATTGACTATTTCACGTCCATTTTTGTTCCTTGGATCAAATAACAGTGACCTGTGACCAAGTGCTCTGGGTCCAGATTCTGGTTTTCCATCAAAAATTGCAAGAATTTTCTGATTTTCTAAAATTTCGCACAATTCATCAATATTTTTTTCTTCACCGACACCTTCATCAAGTGATTTTTCAGTATAGTGGTGATAAAAATTGTCTTTTGGAGTGATGATTGACGTATCGTTGGTCAATTGACGATACAAATGCATTGCAGCACCGATTCCAATGCCCGAATCATCAGAAACTGGCTCAAAGTAGAAGTTTACATTAGGTAAATTCTTAATATAATATGAATTTGCGACAATATTGAGACCATAACCACCAGAAATGCAGACATTTTTGATTCCAGTCTCTTCAACGTGTTTTTTTATTGTCTCAAGTGCGACTCTTTGCGTCTCTGACTGAACATTTTTTGCCCAGTTGGCATATTTTTGATAATTTTCTGGTGTGATATCTGAAATTATCTCTTCTTGTGCTCCTTTGAAGCAAGTAACAGGCATTTCACCATTGATTTCATTATGTGCTGTCTGAAATAAATCTTCAATGACGTTCAAATCATCATCAAAATACGTTTGATTTCTAGAATCATCACCATAAGACGACAGTCCCATGGTTTTTCCATTCTCAAGTGCATGTTGATTGATCATTGTGGTTGCAGACTCATACACTCTCATGAGACTAAACTCATTTTCGTAACTATAATCATCAATACCAAGAGAATTCAAGTATGGTTCCATGTATTGACGAATCAGATTAGTATTATTCTTAATCGTCCAAAACTTTTTCTCTAATACCTTAAAGTTATTTGGATATGAGCAATGATAGACAGTATCTGCTTCTCTACATTGATTCTCAACATCAATAAAGAAGATACTACCATTTCTATCACAGACATAGACTAGTGCCTCTTCAAACCCACTGTTATAGAATGATATGGCAGCATGGTTATCGTGATGTTGAAATGCAGTGCTATTACAGAAAGGTCTTGGTTCTTTATAAGTTAGACCAAATAACTTACGTATCTGTTTCTCTGACTCACAATAACCAAAACCACCAGTCATGGGTTCCCAACCATAGACGGCATAATCAATACCAGTGGACCCATAGGCATCGTGTGCTGCCTTCAGACAGTTGGTACCATATCCACTACGCTTGATACCATTGAAGCGTTCTTCCTTGGCATAGAACTCAATTACACCATCATTAATGACGCATACGGATGCATCATGAGAAGCATTACAACCAAGTATCCTCATTCTTCATCACGTTCCTTTGATGTTTTCCAGTGGTATTCATCTTCATCACCCATACCAAGGCGGTCATATCCGTTTTCTACCTGATAGTATTCTGTGCTGACCTTAAAGTCGGGCATCTTAGGTTCCTTGGGTGTCAGACTATTATCAAAGATACGCAACCTATTATTAGGATATAAAGCATACTGACCATTACGTAGTTCAATCAGATTATGTGACTTATGTTCTGCAGGGTTCTCACTGGTTGCCCAATCAACATAATCAGGATCGTGGTGGTAGTTATCGATGGTACAAACATAAGTACCCTTCTGAATACCAAAGTCGCGGGTATAACATTCAAAGTCCATACTACCAATGAACTTCTTATCAATACTAACGACACCATAGTCCATACAATTCCAGAACTGTAGATTAGGTAAATCTAGATCAGGGTCTGGTGTCTCTGGGTCTGCTAAGAATGCACTGATAGGTAACTTATCATACATTGCCGCATACTCTGGTAAGTAGGTCTCAAAATAAAAAGCACGCCCAGGTATCGACTTACACGACACCCAGACGCCCTTTACAAATTCACCATGACCAGATTGATGATCGGTTAAGTATTCTTTACGAACCCATACTTCCATTGAAGGAAGGTTAGTTATTAAACAAGCCATGATGTATTAAGTATCTTTAACTATCTATCGTCCTTGTCCTCTATACCTCTTACGAGCCGAGTTACGAGAGCTCGCTGCGTATTTCGTATGCTGTCCCCGTCCTTGACGAGATTTTTTTGGTGTTGGTTCAATGGTCTTACCACCACTTAATGGACGCCGAGTTGCCATAATTAATCTCCAATAGTTTTAGTTTCAATTTCATGTGGCGCTGGAGAACCCGTCTGATAATACTCAAGTGCAAGATCTTCCATGCGCTCGAAGTATTCTAACTGACCTAGGTTCTCATACAGCACCTCTCCTTTGACGAGTATGGTATACCTGTCCATTACAATCAGATGACCCTTGTCTTCTCGTGACCGACTCTAATACGAGGGTCGCACCAGATTTCAAATCCTGCATCGATAGCATCGAGACAGAAACTTACATCCTCTCCACACATATCCTGTACTGCACCAGACTCAAAGACTTGCATCTTAGGAGCAAACCAAGGATACTTCATCTCTTCATGTTCGAATACTCCCTTCTCAATCAGCACCCAACCGAAACCAGTGTAATCGACAGTAAAGGGTTTCTGACGCTTAGCAATCGTTTCAAGCGTTTCATGATTCATGACTCCACCATTGTTCTTGAAGTCATCCTCTTCTAACCAGTGAGCAACAGAGGTCGTCTGCCCGTCTTCCGTACAATACCAACCAGCGGCAATGCTCTTGTCCATCAGAACCAATTGCCAGAACTTTTCAGTATTAAAAACAATATCAGAATCAATCCACAACTGCCAATCATACTCCAACTTACCGTTCCATGGAAGTTGGTCGGGTCCACGCAAGACATTTGCTCCCAGGCACTTGCAGCGTGCGAAGTTCACCATGCTGCTGTAATCCTGAGAAATCTGGATACTTGCACCTGCCTGTACCAAGTCAAAACAGAGTTGTACGAAACTCTTTAAAAATGTGTAAGACACTCCACGTCCGGGCAGACAGAATACAATGGTCTTCCCCTTTACCATACTTTTAGCCAGGTCGTAGTCCCACTGTGATTCTTGGGTACTCTTGCCACCGGCTTTGTTTGCTTTTAATGTAAATCCTTTAGCCATGAGATAAGTTAATTACTTTCATATCATACACCATTATCTATAAGGTGTCAATGCGTCACGATAGTTCGGTCACCCTCACTCCTGTTCGGTGATTACGATTCCATCGACCTCAACTTCAATATTGACTTCCGTCCCTTCGAACCACTGCTTCTCGTCACATATCCACTCAGGGATAATCACATAGTGCTCTCCATTTACAGGATCGACTTCTATGGTCGTAAAATTTTCTGCGCGATTTTTTTGCATACAGCGTTTTTGTCTCTTGGTTTTATATAGCGAATGGGGGATTTATAAAGAGCTCGTGAAAGCAAGACTTTATAGCTTAATGGTACCTAGTCGTTTTATAACCACGCGCCCGCGCAAAAAACCCCCCGACCGGCGGGGGGCTGTTGATTCACGAACGACTGAGCTCAGAGGTCGCTGAGCATCTCATCCAGGGCAGCGGTGTCGATTGTGCCATCCATCCAGCGGGCACCGTCTGGGGTCATCTGCCCCCACATCAACTCCAGGCGAGGGATGAGGCGATCGTATGAGTCGTAACGCTGGGCGACCTTGTAGGTTGCCTCATCGTTCTGAATCCAAAGGGCGACGTTCCAGGTCTCCCAGTTTGCCCATCCGTTCATCCGTGTCTCCTGTGTTGTGTTCTCTCAAATAATACAGCCGGACCCCTGCCGCTACCCCACGAATGAGGACACCTGCTCAGGCGTCACACAAAAGTTTTACCAAACTGTCCGCACAAATAGAATGCCATTCCTTTGTTTTTTAACTGCTGTCCAGCAAACATTAGTGGGGTGTAATTACCGGTTTTAGACTTACTCGCTTTGGTGCGAATCTGTAGAAGTCCGTTAGGTCCAGTCACTGTAGATAATTCTTTGCCTTCATCAAATGCGACGCGAATTTCAGCGCAAATGTAATCATAATCCTCAGACAGTTGTTGATAGTGTTCGGCGTGAGTTTCCTCATTCAGTACTTCAGTGCCCACATATTCGTTGGTACGTGTAAACCCAACGTAAATGGTTTGCTTCAACTTAGCGCCAACTTTTGAGTCAGCAAAACTAACACGGTCCTCAATGATTTCAGCAAGGCAATGCTTTAACTGTGTCACAGCGATTGATTCACCAACTGTGAAAGTTTTCAGTTCGCCATCAACAAGGTCAGTCAATTTGCTGCTGTTTGGTATACCCAGTGCCAACTCAATAAGTTGACCTCTGGCGCCCTTATTCTTAGCAGGTTTGTCAAACCCAGAGAAATCGGTTACTTTCAACTTAGCAACGGTTTGAAGAGTGGTGAGAGTCATTCGCCTCCTTTGCTGTTGTTCATACAATAGGACATCAGTGGCACGTTTCAAGAAATAGTGGACAGTTGGTTTTCTGTCACTTTGGAGAACTTACCGTTAGCAAAGTTTGCTACACTGAAGAGTTGACGATTAACTAACTTAAATGTTCCAAACTGTGACCACATTACATAACCCTCAGCATCGATTCTGTCCTGACCGATGTATGCTTCAGGACCATTCAGTTGGCGACACTGTGAGAGCAATTCTTCCTTTAGATAGATTACCAAACCATACAGGTGCATTAGTGACTCTTTACCTAGGAAGTCGTCGTTTGTGAGTGGATAACCCTCACGCAGGGAACGATTCACATTCTGCTTAATTTGCTTTGCTTCTTTATCAGTGGCAAACTCTACGGTAGGGATTAGTTCATTGATCATATCAACGACGGGAGGCAACTCAAACTCTTTATCCAGTTGACCAACATAACCGGAGAATGTTCCTGCCTCAGGTTGAATGAAACGGCAGGAGAATTCCCTGCTAGCAAGTGCATAAGATGGCAGAGGGTAAGCAACAGCATCCCTCAAATCTTTGTCACACTTGTAGGTAGTGTGGGGAGCAATAATAATTTTCTCAGTAACTACCTCTGGGAACTTGTAAGTGATTGTGTTGGGAGTATATTCGTTAGATCCACCGAAACCAATAAAATCCCCTTGGTATACATTAACTGTATGAGGTAACCAATCAAGACAAGCGTGCAGAATAGTTGCAACTTCGCCCACGTGGTTTTGATCAATTTCTGCATGAGAATGATTGATTTTGATTTTTACTTTGTTAAAGACACTTTTGGTCCCAACGAAGAACCTACCGTTCGCAGGGTTAGTTCCCCAAACGATAGCGGGAGCGCCATCAATTTTTACGCTCAGATTTGGGGTTTCGTTGAGTGCTTTGAGGAACCCCAGATCTCCTGTGAGGATGGTGTCTTCGGGGTGTTCGATGTGGAGGTTTTTGTTCATGACCCTATTATAAGCACGGATGGGAGCGGTTTGGGGTGACGATTGTGCCACCCCGTCAATTGGTTCAAGCGAGCAGGTAACCGCTGAAGAATTCCTCAGTCTTCCAGCAGGACTGAGCGCCAAGGTTACCAACCCAGCGACGGACATACCATTTCCAATCCTGTTGGAAAACACCCTCCCCAGCATAGGCGAAAGCAGTGCACAGGGCATTCAGTCGCGATTTGGTGGTGACGGATTGCCAACCACCGTCGAACAACTCTAGGGTGTCTTCCGTCACGGTGGCGATCAGGTTCCCGTGCAGAAAGACCTTGCTAGCGCCGGTCTCAGGGTCAAAGGTCACAGAGGTGTTACCACTGCACCAGTTGCGGTTGCTTTTGACGGCAGCGATCATCTGGGATTCGATCTTACGCATGGGGTCGTTTCGTTTGACTTGATAGAAGAATAAGCGATCTGAGAGGCAGTGCCAAAAAATTGTGACACTACGCCGACTGTCACTCCCCGAAGAAAGCAAAGTGGGCATCCACAACGAAATCGATCACCTCATCGGTGGCGGACACGTCAAATTGTTCGCAGAACCAGTCTACTGCCAGGTCAGCGGGGACCATCGTGTCGAATAGGAAATCCTGCAGGTCCTGCAGGGTCTGGGGATTGGAGAGAATGGTTTTTGTGTTTTTCATGCTCCTATAATTGCAGACCAGGGTTAAGACACGGTTAACGGATGGACGGTTGGTGAATTGGTCGGGCAGCTGACTCAGTTTGTGTTACTTAACTGCTCTAATTTCTGATTACGTAACTCAATCATCTCCAACATATTAGAGTCGATGATGCTGAGAAACAGATTTGCACCAAGCATGATGAACATAACCGTGAGAGCAATTCGCATTAGTTTTCCTCCAAAAGTTCGGGATAATACTCTTTAACTTCTTCCATCAATTCATCATCAGTATACTTATCATAACTCTCCATCATGTAACTATCAAGAACTGACCACATAGTTTTGTGATCCATCCCGTCAATCATTTCGTTAACAAGTTGTTGTTGGAGTTCGGAGCGGTTCATGTTAGTTTGTGGGGAAGTTTTTGCAGACGGCATCACATAAGGTCGCAATGAGTTCATCTCTCAATTCCTCATAATCTTCTGTATGTGGAAATACCTCACTGAAACGTCCTTCGATGATACAATCAATGTCCTCCATTAGTTGTTCGCGTTGTTTGAGAATTTCGAGGTTCATGTTCAATAATCGGTGTTGCCGTTGATATACTCTTGGACATCAAACTTTTCTTCTTCGATGTCATAAATCTCACCGGGCATGTCATTAATTTCTGCCCAAACATCTGTGTCGAAAGTGTCGAAATCCATGTGTTTTTTGAACTTGATAAAAGAATAACCCGGCAGCGTCAGAAACGCAACCGGGTCTAGGACACTATTAGAATTGGCACACTATACAATGCATTCACGTGATATCAGAAACCAATCACGAAACTGTCACACTCTAGTACTCAACTAGTTCTCGGATGTGGCATTCTACGGTTTCATCCCCTTCCAGACCTAGGATATCATTCCAATTGATATTCTCTAGGTCGAGGTCTTCATAGCACTCAACATCGAGGGTGATTTCTACCGTTCTTTTGTTATACATGAGATGCGTGTGTGAGTGTACATTATATCATGCATAATGTCTGTATGCAAGCTCGTTGTAATCATATGCGTCTCGCCCGTATTCCTCGTCGAGATCATATGTGTCTTGCATATTGTATGATGTATAATGATAATGCTCGCACATCTCGTCGAGATCCATGCCTAAATCATTGCTTGTTGTATAGTCGAGATCGTAGTCGTCGTAAAACATGATTAGCTCGTCGAGATCCTATGTGTATATTGTACTATGAACTCGTCGAGATGTCAATATGTCTCGTCGAGATTTCATAAAGACTATTTATATAAACTCGTCGAGGTTTTGTAAAGTTTTGCGGCGCCGTGACTTGACAACTTGCGCTCCTTATAGTAAACTCGCTAAACTTGCATCGTGAGAGACCATTAATATTCAGAATACGTATTATTTTACAGACAATATGAATACGTATTATTCAACATATAATCAGAATACGTATTGCAAAACAGAAAAAAGTTTTGTATTTATTTGAGTATTAAAGATGGTGTTTTACAGGTATAGCGTAGTATGGTATAATTATAGCAAACAATATATAAAGTATAGCGTATTATAGAACATATGTCAACAGGGCACATCTATCTCATCATCAACAAAGACAACGGGCACAAGTATGTCGGAAAAACCACGCAAGGAGTTAATCAAAGGTGGCAACAACACATAGGTGAAGCACGCAGAATGAGTGGTTATCCATTACATCGTGCCATTCGTAAGTATGGTGCTCATATGTTTATGATAAGAGAAATATGTGAATGTTCTATTGATGAATTGGATGAGAAAGAAAAAGAATATATTGAAAGACACAATACCTTGTTAGACCCTAATCATTATAACGCTACTAATGGTGGAGAGGGTAACTTATTAAGTGAAGAGACTAAACAAAAAATATCAGAAGCAATGTCTAAATTAGTTCATACA